TACGCACGAGTTGATGCACGCCGAGCACGCCCTACTGCAAGCAGAGAGTGGGGTTGAGTACGCACAGGCGCTGGTGACTTACAACAAGCAACGAGTCAAGCGCCTGAAGGCGTACTTGGGCAAGACCGAGGAGGCAGCATGACTACAGAAACAAGTGGGCCAGCGTTCCCATGCCACCCCGGCATTGAAAATCCGCTCTATGACGGCATGTCCCTGCGCGATTACGCTGCGATCAAAGCGATGCAGGGTTTTGTAATGGATGATGTTTTGTGTAAAGAGGCTGCAACTGAACCAGAATGGTATGTAAACATTGCTGAGGCTTCCTACAAAATGGCAGACGCAATGCTGGAAGCGAGGAAAGCATGAACGAAGAAACCCGTAAGGTCAAGCCGTATCCGGCAGTGCCTGATGACATCGACCCAGTGCCGGAAACATGGCACACCATTGGCGCGTGGCTACTGTTCTTTGTTTTTGCAGCGTTGGCAGTGGTCGTTCTGCTGATCTTTTTTACTGGCCTTTGGATTTGGAGCTTACTGATATGAAATACCGCAAGAAACCTGTAGTCATTGAGGCTACGCAGTGGTTCAAACATGGCGACCACCCCAAGGTAACCATCATGCCTAGAGGCCGAGAAAGCGCCAGCAAGGGTTGGATTCATACACTGGAGGGTGGACATGAAGTCACTCCCGGCGACTACATCATCACTGGCGTGAAGGGTGAGCACTACCCATGCAAGCCCGACATCTTTGCGCTGACTTATGAGGAGGTGGTATGAACTCGTACGACATAGGAAGCTACACCTTTACCGAACAGTCCTCCAAGATTTTCTTGATGGCTCCGCCTCCCACATCTGTTGGCGGTTACCGCATGGGTGAAAAGGCCGATGGTGGATATATTATTTTTAGCATACCAAAGAAACCCTGCTGGATTCACCGCATGGGTGTGCGTCTGGTGCTGGGCTGGAAGTGGGAGGACGCATGAAAATCACAAAAGAAACTACCCGCAAGGACGGGGTACGCACTGTCACTGTGCAGCTTGCTGCTGGTGAGAAACTCATGGCGTTCAAGGAGTACAACTACTACCTCCTTAGTGGGCAGCTTGACGAGGTTGTAGGCGGGTACTGCATCACTGCCAGTAGGCGTGTGGTGTGGTGCAGCATTGAACAGAAATGGGTGGAAGCATGAAAACAATCATTGAGATGGCAGGGAAAGCATTTGAGACGCCCGGTGTCGAGCCAGCATTCCGCAACGGTTTCTGGACGGTGACTTCGGAAGAACTTGAACGCTTTGCCGCCCTAGTCCGTGCTGATGAGCGTGAAGCTTGCCTTAATTGGTGCGCGGCATGCGCCACAGACGATGGCACAGCGCAAAAGATTGACGCCGCAATCCGAGCAATGGGGAACACATGAAAACAATCATTGAGATGGCGCGGGAGGCTGGGTTTGTAGAAAACCAAGGCAACGTATATGGAGGCCACTTAGAGCTTGAAGCCTTTGCCGCTCTTGCCCGTGTTGATGAGCGTGAGGCGTGTGCGAAGCTGGCTGATGAGTATGCAACATGGGGTGGATCTAACTTCTTTGCTTGGTTTAAGAAGTTGTCTGCTGACATCCGAGCAAGGGGACAAGCATGAACAAGACACTTGAAGCATGGCTGCGTGGGTACATCCTGTTCGATGTAAACGGCACAAGGTTCTTGCGCTACAACTCAGCACTGGCCCGGCGCAAGGCTACTGAGGGGGATGTGGAGTTCAACGGCTTGCACATCTTTAAAGGATGGCAGTGCTTTTTTGTTCGGTTTGATAAACCGCAGGAGGTTGTATGACACCAGAGCAAACACTTGATTGGCTGGCCCAACAACACTTCGATCAGTGCCGTGAAGACCGCCCTGTTCAGCATTGGATTCGCAAGATGAAGTCTGAGTTGCCAGTGCAGGAGCCAGAGTGTGCGCGGTGCAAGGACTTGGAAGAGCAGGCATACGACCTCTTGGGCCAACTGAAAGTCGCCAACCTCAAATGGTCTGTGGCACATCCGTGGGTAGGGCTGACGGATGAGGAGATTAATGCCTGTGACCCATCAGAGGAATACTGGGGCTTGCATAAGATTGCCCGAGCCATCGAAGCCAAACTCAGGGAGAAGAACACATGATTGACGATGACGATGACACACAGGTCTACAAGAAGCCGTGGGTAAACCTGAGTGATTCACAGATAGAAGAAATTTACTACAAGACCGTTGAGATACACAGAGGTTCGGCAATGCCTTACGGACAAGTGGTGTTTGGACGAGCGTTGCAAGCTAAGTTGAGGGAGTTGAACACATGAGAGTGCTACGCAGAAACGGTAACGACCTGAACTGGCAAGCCAAGCTGGAGTCTGAATGGGACATAGATGACCACCTCCACAAGAATGCAATGCGTAGGCTTGCAAGAGACATTTTTGAGTTGGCTGTGACGCGCAACAATTACATTGACCGCGAGACCATGCTCAAGATGTACGACCACTACATGCTGTACGACCCGACTGTAGTGCCGCAGTGGAGACAAAACGAAGCTGCGTTGCTTGAAAAAATTATGGAGAACACATGACCAAGTTTGGAGACGCACCGATAAAGATGGAGGGCGGCATTGCTGACCCTGATGACTTTACGTGGGAGTGCAATTGCGAAGCATGCAAGGTCAAGTATCAAAATTGGAAGGCGGCGTTTGACGCTCAACAAAAACAACTCAAGGAGGGATCATGATACGAGCACCGAACGGCAAACCCATACTCAACGAGCCGGACGCTGAAGGGTTGTACACCTGTCAGTACACGGGGCTGAGAGTGTCGCGTGAAGAGGCCATCTTCTTGGGGGCATGCGTACCACAGGTCAACGGTACATACGTGTGCCACCCGACTGCACTGCCATTCTTTAAGAAGTCCAAGCGCAATTTTGACGAGAGCGAGGCCAACTGCAATACCTGCAAGCATCTTGTTCGCGTAAAGCATGAGCCAAGAAAAGATGGCATGTTACAGGGCGAGTGCCAAACGATGCCCAAGCTGCTGTTCCACCCCGATGACTTTATGGGGATGAAGTGCTACGAACAAAGACCGGAGAAGAGCACATGAAAAAACAGAAGCTGCATGAAATGCTTGGTCTGTCCGTAGAGGAAACGCTCAACCGTTTAATCTGGCTTGGCCAAACCATGCACAAGCACAAAGAGGAGTTTGGCGAACCTCTGAACCTGAAACACCTTGAGGCGGTCTTGCACGCCAACTCAGCGCCCAAAGAGGAGAAGAACACATGGCCAAGCTAACAGGAGCCGCACTTGACCGAGCCGTAGCAAACGCGATGGGGCTTAAAAGCGTACACAACTGCGAGAAGTGGGCAGGGCTGACGGATGCAGAGCTTATGGAATGTACTGTGTTCAAGGGCTTTGAGTATGACCCGCCGTACATCGACAAGAACGGGGCCAAGCATGTGGGCAGCATGGAGGTGTCTCTGCGGAGAACATACGAGAACATCAACAACAAACTCAAGGAGAAGAACACATGACGGACCTGACAGAAGCCAACTTGAAAGACTACATCACGGCGATTCAAAAACACATGGAAGAAACGGATAAGGTGATGGCGATTAAACCAACCAAGGTCATGTACTTACCCGATGACTTGGAAAAGATTGGCCTCACGCACGAGGATGTTTTGAAAATGATTAAGGAGAAGAACACATGACCAAAGAAACAGAAGCACTCAGACAGCTAGTAGCATCGTGGGATGCTTTAACAAGAGCAAAAGTAGACTACGCGCTTACTATTTCACCGGCAATTAGCGCTGAACGCGAACGCGAAATAATGAAACTTGGCGAAGCGATTCACAATCATAATGTTGCCATTGAAGTTTCTCGCCAAGCCCTGCAAGCGGCCTTGGCACAGCCAGAGTGTGCGCGGTGCAAGGACTTGGAAGAGCATGCGTATGACCTGCTAGGCCAACTGAAAGTTGCCAACCTCAAAGGGTCTGTGGCACACCCGTGGGTAGGACTGACGGATGAGGAGATTGATTTGGCTATTGGCTTTGTCGGCTCTTTCGGTGCGCGTCAAGACGCCCGAGCCATCGAAGCCAAACTCAGGGAGAAGAACACTTGAAATGCCCAACCTGTAACGAGTGGACGACAGTCGAGCAGACAAAGAACTTGGGCGGCTTTGTAGAGCGCAGACGCAGATGCGCTAACGACCACACATTCACAACCGAAGAGCGGGTAATCCCCGACAAGAAGCGCGGACGCCCAAAGAAAACCAAGGAGAACGTAGATGACAATAGCCACCCTGTCCCGTTATGACCCCATCAAAGGATGTTTTGTTTTGAAAGATTTAAACCCCAAGCCCCCCGCCAATGCGTTCGAGTGGAAGCGCTATGTCGTAGAAGAAGCCAGCAGGCGCGGCGACAAGCCCGTCATACAAGACATGACTTACAAACGCAGCACAATGTCCACCAAGACTGTCGAGAGAGTGCGTGAAACTAACCCGAACTACGGCACCGTGCCGTTCACCACCAAGACAGAAGCCCTGATCGCGCTGAAGCCCAAGCAGTTCACCATTTACAGCAAAGCACAACGAGCTAAAGGAGTAGCCCAATGAAAGCAGACGAAGTACAGGTCAGCGGTAGCCACTACAAGGACATGCCCATCCAGCCGTGGGCGCTGATGGAAGCGGTGCTTACCCCAGAGGAGTTCCAAGGATTTCTCAAGGGCAACATCATCAAGTACGCCATGCGTGCTGGCCGTAAGGATGGCAGCGATGACGCAGGCAAGGCCAAGCACTACATGCAAAAACTCAAAGAGGTTATCTAATGGCCCAAACCCCCGAAGCTAAAGTCAAGGCAGCAGTGCGTAAGCTGCTGGTTGAGTTCGATGTCTATTACTTCTCGCCTGCGGCCAATGGCTACGGGCGTGCGGGGATACCGGACATCATCTGCTGCTTCGGGGGGCGCTTCATTGCCATCGAGTGCAAGGCAGGTAAGGGAGTCACCACTGCCCTGCAAGACAGGGAGCTAGCCGCCATCCGTACAGCAGGGGGCATGACGATGGTGGTCAACGAAACAAACATACAGGAACTAAGGGAGAAGCTGCAATGGATGAGATGACACGAGAAGAGATTGACAGAGCAATCGGGGAGCTGGACGAAGCCGAGCGGGAATACCTCAAGCTCCTCATCAGCCGCATAGTGCGCTGCTTTGTAGATGACGACCACGAGGCGGTGCTGCTGTTCGGCAGGGACAACACCAACCAGATCGCAATGTGTACCGTTAACTGCGACGAGATACCCGCTGCCAACATGATTAACTACGCACACAACCTGACGTCGTTCATGGCCACAGTAGGCGCACCACCCAAAGAGAAATTTAATTGAGGAGGAAGCAATGAAACAAGATGAAATTATCAACTTAATTGAAGACAATGGACTGACGTTACACGGTGATATTGAACACTTCGCGGCGCTTGTTGCCGACCATGTATACGCAAAGTATTTGGAACTGCCTGAACCCAAACAGTCAGGTACGATCTCAATAGCTGCGCCTGTGCCTGTTGGCTACCTTTGCGAGAACGCGGTGGGGCACAAGTACTTCAGGTGGAAGAAGCCGCCTAGCACGTACAAACCAATTCCGCTTTACGCCAAGGAAAACAACTGATGTACAATAGACTTCACAACGTACTGGAGTCTACATGACAAAGAAATCAACACCGGAAGATTTTTGGGCGAGGGTTGTGGGTAATAGATCACAACGCAATGGCTGTTGGAACTGGGCGGGGGCTACTAATAGTACTGGGTACGGCACTGTCCGATACCAAGGTAATGCGGTGACCGCGCACAGGCTTGCCGCATTTTTAACTGGGCTTGTTCCAGACATGGCGGCACCGCGTGACAAGCGCAGTACAGGTTTTATTCTGCACAGTTGCGACAACCGGCTCTGCTGTAACCCAAGCCACATGCGAGTAGGAACATACACTGAAAATCAGTTGGAAGCGTATGCACGACGTAGACGTAAAGCCTACAGAGGGGAAACCCATACCAACGCCAAACAAACTCGTAAGAGTGTGGCGCTTATAAAAGACCTGAGTGTGCACGGAATCTCGCAAGAAGACATAGCCGCACTGCTTGGAGTTTCGCAATCAAGCGTTTCAAAAATAATAAGAGGAGAGACGTATGTCAGCACCGTATAAGCAAATAATAACTTTGGATTTTGAGACAGTGTGGGACCGCAAGACCGGCTACTCACTGTCCATGATGACAACCGAGGAGTACATACGCCATGAGAGATTCCACGCGTTCGGAGCTTGCGTCCATGTATACGGAAGCGACGAGCCAATTGAGTGGGTACGAGGACGAGACCTATCTGAGTACCTTCAGCAGTACGACTGGGGACGAACCGCCATCCTTGCTCATAACGCACAGTTCGACGTATCCATCCTTGGATGGGAGTACGACATCCACCCCTGTTTCATCTTCGATACCCTGTCAATGGCGAGAGCTTTGCGCGGCGTTGAGGTTGGCAACAGTCTCGCCCGACTTGCAGCAGCTTTTGGTCTTCCCGCCAAAGGGACCGCCGTATACAGTACCGATGGTCTGGCCGAGCTGGACGCGAACATGGAACATGAACTTGCAGAGTATTGCAAACACGACGTATATCTATGCGAACAAATCTTCCAACGGCTATCACGAGGCTACCCATCGAAGGAACTTAGGCTTATAGACATGACGCTCAAGATGTACACGAACCCGGTGCTACAACTTGACAGCGCTATGTTGGTCGATGCACTACATGAAGAAAAGGAAAAACGTGAAGCACTACTACATCGGCTCGGCGTGGACGAGGCTGTACTGGCATCGAACCCTAAATTTGCAGAAGCACTGGAAGCGCTCGGCATACCGCCGCCGCGCAAAATCAGTAAGACAACCGGCAAGAGCACGCTTGCTCTCGCTAAAAATGACGCTATGTTCCAAGCCCTCCTCAACGGAGCCAATGAAGACGTGGCGCATCTATGCGAAGCGAGACTGGCGGTCAAATCAACTACTGAACGTACGCGTGCTCAAAGATTTCTTGACATCAGCAAGCGCGGAGCGCTGCCGGTCCCGCTCAGCTATTACGGGGCCAGCACGGGTAGGTGGACGGCCAGCAAAGGCAGCGCCATCAATATGCAGAACCTCAAACGAGGCTCGTTCCTACGCAAAGCAATTATGGCTCCCGAGGGGCACCAGCTCGTCGTGGGGGACTTATCGCAGATTGAACCGCGAGTCCTCGCGTGGCTTTCGGATTACGGGAATATGCTCGACATCTTCCGCGCAGGGGGTGACCCTTATGCCGCTTTCGGCTCCCAGATGTTTAACATTCCCGGGCTTACCAAGGAGTCACATCCAGACCTTCGTCAGTCTGCTAAATCGGCCCTACTCGGGTGCGGCTATGGTCTTGGCTGGGCATCGTTTGCGGCTCAGCTACTCGTCGGTTTCCTTGGGGCACCGCCGGTCAGGTACACCAAGGAGTTCGCCAAGACGCTTGGAGTGACGGCCGAGACCGCCGAGAAGTTCTTGGACTGGGATGACAACCTTAAGAAGCTCGAAGAGATACCGCACATCTGCACCATGACGGAGCTGGTCATCCACTGTCTCGCGGCCAAGGCCATCATCGACAAGTACCGCCTGACTGCCGAGCCTGTGGTGGCGCTGTGGAACATGTTCGGGCACCTGATCCAGTACAGCCTGTACGAAGGCAAGGAGTACACCCACAAGTGCGTGACCTTCAAGAAGGGCGAGATCGTGCTGCCTTCTGGCATGAGCCTGCTATATCCTGACCTGAAACCGGGGAAAGATGAAAAAGGCAGGTTGCAGTGGACATACGGCGCAGATGAGACTAAACTGTATGCAGGAAAAATAACCAACAATGTCACGCAGGGCGTAGCGAGATGCGTGATGACGGATGGGATGCTGAGAACCACGAAGAGGTACTTCGTGGCTGGAACCGTGCATGACGAGCAGATTGCTGTTGTGCCTGATGAGGACGTTGCTGACGCTAAGACATGGGTTTTGGCGCAGATGACTATGGAGCCGAAATACATGCCGGGCATACCACTGGCCGCTGACGGAGGCGCACACAAGCGTTATGGCTTGGCGAAGAACTAAAGGAGAAGTAACCATGATTGACCCAAAGAAATTGCAGTGTTTTACGCTGGCCCACCGCTTACGCGGCTACGCTGACGGGATTGTTGATAAAGACAGCCACAACTCGCTGACCCACATGCTCAGAAAGGCTGCGGAGATGTTGGAAGACGTATGGGCTGAGTACGAGCTAACTCTGCCTGAAGACAAACGAGTTGGCTCGTATCAAAAAACAGGAGAAGTAAATGGCAACAGTTAGAGCACCGATACCGCGCAAGGTGCGCGTGGGTAACAAGCAGTATTCAATCGAGATCGTAGAGGCCATGCTGGAGAAGCGGGTCATGGGGCGCATCAGTTACACGGCGCAGACAATCAAGCTGGGCAGGCGCAGCAATGTGACGCAGAAAGTCTTTCCGCCCGAGCAAGTACAGGAGTCGTTCTGGCATGAAGTCACTCACGCCATCCTGCAC